CCTCTTGTATGATCCTTATATCCACTTACTGATAATTTAGGAATCTTTAAGTTTTTACCATTCACAATCTGAATGTCTGAATTTGAATTATATAAATCTACAGAAACCTGTGACTGACCATATAATTCGATTAAAATGTTGCTGAAAATATCAGCGTACTGTAATGCTGCCATGTATTACTACCTCCTATTTTTTCTTTATTCCAAAGATGCCTCTTAATAAGTCATCCTGGTTTTGATTTTGATTGTTGTTTGGAGCACCAATAGGTCTAAATCCCTGATTATTATTTGCTCCACTATCTGCCGGTTTCAAGGCTGGTACATCTTCTAAAACCTTGTTTATTGCTGCTTTTACTTTTTCAGCATCAACTGTTCCATCCGTATTCATTACTTCCTTAAAATCAGCCATTTTTATTACATATGGAATAGATTTTGCATCAATTCCTAACTCTACAGCCTGTATTGTTGCTGAATTCTGAACCATAAGCTGCTGATTCTGACTTTTAGTCTGTGCAAGCTCTGTCTGCATTCCTGCAACGTCAGGTGTATTCTTTGCTCTCTGCGCTTTGTAACTGTTAATTGCCTGTGTCACTTCATTTTCTGACATTCCCTGTTGCTGAAAGAACGACCTTAAAGCCGACTGTTCCGCCCTTGCGGTTCTGCTATTAACAATTCCGTCTAACTGTTCCTGGGTATATGTTGCACCCTGATTGTTATTTCCAGTATTTTGGTTACTGTTACCATTTCCGGCATTGTTCTGGTTATTATTACCGTTTCCGTCTCCATTACCTTCTCCTGAACCTTCTGCAAAAAACTGAATGTTCATAGGCACTAATGTTCTTCTTATCATATTCGTTTTCCTTTCCGTTTTAGCTCGTCAGCTTATTCCGAGAGTTTTAAGCCATCACGTTTTGGGCATATAAAAAGCACCTACTTACTTGTAGATGCTTTTGGTTCGTCTTTTTCAATTACTGCGCCTAATTTCAATAAATACTCCTTGCGCTCATTCGTCTTAGCTTTAACTTCATCTCCAGCCTTTACCAATTTAAGGTTGTTTTCCTTGTCATAAAAATTGATTTTTGCTATTAACATAAGTTACCTCCTATTCTTCATTTTATTGCATTTAAAAAACACCCTTTCGGATGTTGTTAATTATCTTTATTAAATTCCGGGAACTATTTCTTTGATTCCTTTTGCCATTTCAGCAGCTTTCTTCATTAGGCTGTTTTGTTCTAAATACTCCAATCCCTTAATTGTAATTTCCGGTTGGGACAATGCTATTTTCGGATGTCCACAATCAAAACTGTTCCACACCTCTACTCCTGTTATGTACTCTTCATTTACAAGCATTGCAATAATCCTACACCATCTGGCTTCGGTTAAATTCAAAGCATCTTTAGATATTGTTTTAGTATCAAATTCTTCCAAATCCATTGCTGCTTCCATAATTTTCAGAATTTTGTATATGACTTTAAAATTATCCATAAACAATTACTCCTCTATCACATCTATGCCATATTCTTTTGCGCATGTGTTTTCAATTCTGCATCCTCTGTATTTCTCCCAGTCCTTACAGAAATATGCAACATCGGCATCTGCTAACAGTTCCAGGCTCTTTCCTAAGAACCATAGTGGCTTTGCATCATGTGGAGCATTTTCAAAGAAACTGTCAATGATTTCTACATCTTCATTATATTTTTGTTTGATTTCCTTAATTGCTTTTACTCTTTCTTCCCTAATCTGTTCATCTGTTTTGTCTCTCATTGGCTGACTAATAAACACTTTCATTTTCTTTACCTCTTTTCTAATTTTTTGTATAAAAAAAGACCATAAATAATTATGATCTAAATTTAACTTAAGTATAAAAAATACCACCTAATCTTTCGACTGGGTGGCATCTATGCAAAAATACCTCTTTCTCTCTCATCAATTTCATTTAACTCCTTTTTTATAACCTCTTTTTCCTCTGGAGTTAAATTTTCATTTTCCATTTTCTTAAACAATTCTTCTTCTCTTTCTGTTCTATATCTCATCATTGTTATATACCCTCAAAAAACGACATAATTTCATTATATATTGACTCGTTTGAAGAAAAACTCTCTGCTATTACCTCTGAATAATTACCTCTAATATATCCATCATAAGCATATTGACTTAATTCTTCTTTCAATTTAACATTATTTATATTACCTAAATAATTCATCAATTTTCTATCTACTAACTTTCTTGCTTCATTATAACCTATATTTTGGGCAATTGCAATATCACCTATTTTATTATAATAATATGAATGCCCTAATTCATGTAAATAAGGTGCATATACAGTTTTATTTGCAAATCTTTCTTCGTTTTTAGTTAAAAACCTTATTATTTTATCTGGACTATCAAATTTACTATTGATAAACATTGTTTTTGATTGTGCATGATAGCCACCAATTGCATATGTTGAAAGCCCACATCTATTAAAATCCACTATTGCTATTTTAGGTAGTTGAAAATTATCTGGCAAATCTTTTTGTAATTTTTTCAAAATCTTTTCAGTTAATCGTACAGCTTTATTTTTGGTTGTATTGTCTATATCTGTTACCATATTAAAACTACTATTTGAAACTTTTTTGACCTCGATTGTCTTTTGCTGTAATTTAATTGGATTTACATTCTCATATTTAGGTCTAAAACTGTTTGACATATAATCTATTTTTTTATGCCACTCATTAGCCCTTATCGCATATTGCTTCTTATTTCCATCATCTAGCGAATAAGTAGATAACCTGTCAAACTTATCAATATTTCTCTGAATTAAATTTCTTCTGTTTTCCTGCTGTTCTGCAACAACCGCCTGCTTCATTTCCTTTTTGGTTACCTTTTCAGGCTTTTCAGAGATACCCGGGAAATACGTACTATGTCCATCCTTGCAGTTTGGATGATACAAACCGCCTGCCATTGCCTGAGACATTAACGGATATGGGCCATCACTTGCCTTGCCGCCACTCCATACATCATCTATGAGTATCTTTCCGGTCCATCTTCCACACTTAGGACAAGGTAACCCACGTTTATTTACAATCACTGTAGAAATGCCCCATTCCTGACGTTTTGCACCTTCGCCCTGACAATATGCTCTGGTATTTGCTGTTCTTAAAGCCATTCTGGCATACGAAGCAATATTAACTCTTGCACCATTCTTATACTCTATACAATTAATTCCACGGCTTAAAAAGTCTTTTGTGGACATATCCACTGCCTTTTCATAAGTTCCAGCTCCCGTATTGTAGTATATCTGAGAGTTAAATATTACTTTTCTGTACTGGTCATTTGCCATTCTGAGCATTGCAGTTTCTGCTTTTCTCATGCTGCTATTAACCTCATTTAGCAATGCATCTAACTTTCTATCGTTAATACGAAAAAAAGCACCTTCAATGGTGCTCCCTGCTTTATGTGTTAACTTTGCTCCCTTTTTTATTGCTTCAAGAATGGCTTTCTCCTGTTCGGTTTCTCCGGTTCTTCTATGTAGCAATATGGACTTTTCAATATTTCTGTTAATATCTGCAAATATCTTGGTGAACTTCTTTTGATTCTTTTGCTTGTATACATTAAGAGCCTTAAGCTGTTCTGCCTGCCATGAAGTCCAGTTCAACCCTTCTTTCATTTCTTCTGCTCTGTGATGTGACAAATTGCGCATCATGGAATCTATAAGTTCATTTTCAATTGCTCTGAAAGCCTCTTCAACGTCATAATCCTTTGGCATTCTTAATCAACTCCATTAGCATATACTTTAAAACCAGCCTTTTTAAACTGTCTTTTTAAACTTTTTACCTGAGTAACTGAATTACATTTATCATTTCTCATTTCAATTACTTTGTCTTTCTCCAATGCATAGATTCCTCTTGGAACCTGCTCACTTGCAAGTCTAAGAAGATTCATAGCCTTATTCTTTGACATCTGATATACTTTCTTTCCCACTATTACCTTCATTAATCAAAACTCCTTCCATGTTCAAAGCAGGTTCCTGTTCGTCTGCTATTCCCTGCTCTGCCTTTAATCTTGCAACTTCTTCTTTTTTCCACTCTTCATCTTTTGTATCACCATACAGTTCCTCAACGGATGCTTCTACACTCATAATTCCCTGTGTCTTAGCTTTTCCAACTGTCTCTACCTGACTTTCAAATGATGGATTAGCATACTCACTAAAATCAATTGTGCATTTAACTTCTGTTAATGTTTTATTTTGACTTATATTGATAACATCAAATACTTTCTGAATAAATAAAGGTATCTGGTCCTGTAAGATGTCTACTATGTTTCCTCTTGTATAAAGAGTAGTCTTTTCTTTTTCTCTCTGTGCTTCTGCATTGTCCAACTTCTTTACATCAATTCCCAACGTGCTAGGACTTATAATACCCTGCAGGCACAAGTCCAGGGCAGTAATGTACGTTGCCAGATACGATTCGTGCGGAATTGCTGGCTGTGTCACTTCAATTTTGTTTTGAGAATTTTCGGACATATCATCACCTTTTGCAATATAAGAATTGTCAAAGGCATTTGGCTTGATAATTGCTCCGCTTTCAGGATTTCTTGGAAGTAATGATTCAGGAATCCACTCCTTACTTCGTCCTTTTCTTAAAGCGTCCATCCATTGACTCCACGCTTCATCTAACGCATCAAAATCATCCGTCTTTTTATCAAAGATAGACTGACCTCTTCCCTCCCATTTTGCACTTTCTCCAAACTTTATTGGGTGTGCCATCATTACTGATTCATCAAATGCAACATCGGTTAATCCACTCAACATTGGAATTGTATTAACAGCAACACTTACCTCATCCATTTCTCTGTAAAGTTTGTAGGCAATATAACCATATCCATAATGTTCTTTTAAGTAGTAGCTTGTATCGTTGTATCTATATTCAGTAGTAAAAACTACTTCCTGTATTCGTCCTCTGTTATACACATAATCAACTTTATCTGCTCCATAAAACTCTATAATCGGATATTGGCTTATTTTTGTATCGAGTGATATTTTAAATGCACCATCACCTAATACAAGCATCTTAGACGTTGCCTTTTTAAGTATTTCTTTAAAGTTATTATCTTCTGCTATATCATCCCATGTCCTTTTGTCTGTATCTTTTGCAAATGTAATCTGGCTAAAATCATTAATAATAATGTCAGTCAATCGGTCAACTATAATCCCTGGTAAGCCTGTATGTATTTTTCTTATCTCTCTTCCAACAGTTGAACGTGCAGCCCAAAACTTCACACCATCAGAACCACCTGGAATGTTTTGATAAAGCTGTGTCAGTTCGTAGCTATCACCACGATACCAAATAAGATTTTTTACACAGTTTCCATCATAATTAAGTAATTCCCTAATGTTAAACGTCTGTTTTGGAGCGTCCTGTATTCTTAAAAAATGTCTTATTCCATCTCTCATTTTATCTAATAACCTCATTCTTTATTTACTCCTATTTTCTTTCTGTATGGAATCCAATTGTACTGAACTGAGTTAACCATATGATCATTGCCGTCTTCCGGTTCCTGGTCCTTTTCCTCTTTCCACGAATACTTATCTAATTCCTTTTGATATTCCTTACAGGTTTCAACAATTAAAAAACTTGACTGAATGTCTTTATCATCATTAAAGTTCATCCAACCAAGTTGTAATATAATTCTATCTATAATTTTCACACCCTTATATGCTTCATTGAACACATATAAGCATTGTGCGTGTTCTCTTTTAAACTTTTTTAATTCAGTTATAGTTGCCGCATCAGCAGAATCAATAAATGTATGCTTTGCAAGCCCCCATTCCTTTCTGTTTCTTTCCAAAAAATCATAATAATTCTTTGCAGTATCAGATGGAGCTACCGGAGTTCCGATTTCAGCATTGTTATATACTCTTTCATCCAAAAGTATATATCTGCCTCTATTTGTTATTCCTGCAAAACTCATGGCTATTGTATCATGACTTTTGGTTGAATACGCTGTATCTAATCCACTTGTATATATTTCAAACCATTCTGTCTGCTTTTTATCTGCTCTGTTTCTGATAAATGCTTTTGCTTTATCAACTGTAATAACATGATGCTTTCTGTCAAATATGCTGAATACAAGACCTGTAGCCTTTCCTCTAAGACCTAATATTTTGTTTTTATACATTTTGGTTCCAACCGGAACCGCATCTATTTTGTCCTGAATATCCTGCTCTGTTAAACTAGCATTATCATTAAAAGTAAAATACCAATGAACCCAGCCAACTTTTTCAGGTTCATTTAACTCTGCCAGCAATTCTTCCGGATAATCTTTAATATATTTTTTTAAAGGTCTGCTATGATTAATAAATTCTTTATATACCGGCAAATCAGGGCTGTCAGGATTTGATGTAGTCATCATATACTTACATCTATGGGATATTTCTCTTAAGAACTCCATATCTGCCGTATTAACTTCATCAATGTAAACACATCCCTGCTGTGAACCCAATACCTTTTTCCAACGTGCCTTATTATCATAACCACACACGTAAATTATCTTTTCACCATTTGGTGTTTGGTACTTAATATGAGATAAACCAATTTTGCCCTGACCTTTAGGATAATATTCAGCTAAACCATCGAACTGATCTAAAAGGCCTCGTTCATTGTTAATTACGTTCTTCTCAACAGTCCCAAGGTCTGCTCCTGCAATAACATGATACTTAATATCGCTCTTTGCCACCATAAGCATAAACTTAAATATACCTACAGTAGTTTTTCCTGCTGCAGTAGTACCTTCAAGATAATCTCGCTTTGTTTCTGTTAATATAAATTCTTTAAATTTAGGTGATAGTATTAACAAATCTACTCACCCTCTCTTACAGGTGTCATTTGAGCTAAAATACTAGCAATGTTATCCAACTTCTCTGCTTTCTTTTCCTCTGCCTCATTGTTTACATCAAGCTTATCTGTATACAACCCATATCTCTTACCAAGAAGCTCAGCTGCTTTATTTGCATCTGAAACTCTTGTAGGTATTTCAACTATTTGGGGTATCTCTTCCTTAACTGTTTGCTTTCTCATTGTCCCTTTTTCATCTGGAACATATGTAGATGTTTCTCTGCTCAAAGTAACTACAACATTTTCTTTATGTTCCCTTCTCATTACTGATGTGAGATACTCCAATACTTCCTGTGCGTCTGCTGTTTTTTCATTGTGCAATTCAGCTAACTGCTTTTCTATATATTCTTTAATCTCCGGCTTATTCATAAGCCTGGAAGCAGCTGCAGCCGCAACATTATCATTTTTGACATTTTGATATGCCTTTTTGTATGCCATTGTTTTGTTAAAATCTGGATCCGACAAAAGTTCATCACAAAATTTCTGTTCCTTAATTGTCACTGCAACCACTCCTTTCTGATTTATTCAAATTGTGTAAACTTATTACGCTTTTTACTTATGCATTAAAAAAGCACCCTGATTAAGGATGCTCTTTCATTCTTCGATGACTCTATAAATACTTAATTTCGGAGGAGGAACTTTAGTTCCCTTTGGGTATTTATCATATTATAACAATATCATATGTTCAATGTGAACTTCTATGAACACTTTAAAAATTTTTCAATTTCTAATAATGCTCTTCCATGTAATTTCAAAATCCATCTGTAACTGTAATCTAATTCACATGCTATCACTTCCCATGTCTTAGACTGGCAATACCTTTTATATAATATTTCCCTATGGTCTGTATTTTTTAACTTTGAAATCGTTGTCATAATCTCTGCTCTAATCTCAACTAACTTACGAACCTCTGTATTCCACTCTTCTATTCTTTCCTCGATTGTGCAAATTGTATCTGCCATCTTGTCCTGCGATGTAGAAGATATAACTCTTTCGCCCTGACTTATTGCACTTGTACTTGTTACCAGTTCCTGCAATGTCTGTATTTCTTCTTGAAGTCTCTTTATTCTGTGTTCTGCTCTGCTTACCTGGAGCAAATACTCTTTAGCTTTGTTTGTTTCTGCCACGTTATCCATCCTTTCTGTTTTTGAATATAAAAAAACCAACCACCGAATATTGGTAGTTGGTCTAGTAAACTTATTTAGGTATTTTCATCATAAACCTTTTATTTAATTTTAATTCTGTAACTAAATTATTGCTTGCCTCTATTACTTTTTCCTTGCTTTCTTCAAAGTCTGTAACTTTCATTCGAAACCAGCTTTCTGGATTGACATATATTCCTGTAACATCATACTTAATTTGCGTTGCCAAAAGTACATAATATGACATCACTCTATATTGGTTCATGTTATTCGTATTCCCATTGTAGGAATACAATTCTTTTTGCATTGAAGAAACTAAAGAAATTGCTTTTTCTGAACCATACGAAAATATCTCATTTAGTAATTTTTTAAATGTGTTATAATCTGGTTTTTCATTTTTTCTTGAAGCTTCAAGCATGTCATCTAATAATTTTAATATTTCATATGGTTTTGTAGCCATTTTTTCAAGAGCTATTGTATCTCTTTGTTTTAAAAGCTCATTTCGAAAATTTTTCTTTATTGATGCATTAGTAACTATAAACCCAATAATTGATACAATTCCAGTTACCACCGCTGTTATTATTGCCCCTTTTAAATCATCACTCCATTTGGTCTGTTCTGCAATCTCTGCCATCAGTAAAAAATTCATTATATCTCCTTTTTTGCTACTTGATACTCAAATTATATCAAACCAACTACCTCTATTCAATTATCAATGTTCGACCTTTATCGACTAATCATCATCCCATTTTCTTGCGTCACGTTCCCTGCGTCTGTCGTCTCTAGATCTCATAATACATAGTGAATATACTGCTGCTATCACTATGATTACTATTGCTATAATTAATATCCTAATCATTCGTTCCACCTACCTTTACTATATTTATTGCACCTTTATAAGCCCACTTTGCTCCTATACCTGTAAGCGAATCTGTTGTATCTAATACACGATTCTCCAACTCTTCCACTACCTTATCCACGTCATAGGCTGTCTGCTGATTTTCAATCGCTTTTATGCAACCTTGAATTACTGCACTTACTTTTATGCTTTCAATATCTTACACATCAATAGGGCTTTGCTGTAACATAAAATCATTTAAATGTAAAATCACTTCATCTGCATCTATTAATCTCATTACAATCCCCTCTCTTTCAGTTTTTTATCAATAACAGGAATCAACATTCTTGGTACACATCTCCTATGTATCTGTGTTGGAGCATCTATGATTTTTGTTAACATATGAATATAAACATCTTCTGCTGTTAATTCTTTTGCAAACTCCTCAGCCTGCTCCTGCGTCTTCTTTACTATTGCGATTTTTTCGCACTCTTTTGTTATATCATGTATCAATTCTATTGATTTTTTTGTAAATTTGATTCCGTCTTTTTCTTCTATCTGCTCACTCAATAACTCTTCTACCATTTTATCAATTGTCATCTTCCTGCTTCCTCGCTTTCTAATAACTCTGGATTGTCAAATATATTTCCGATAACTTCGTCATCTCCGTTGATTACAGTTCCGTTCTTAAAAGGGAAAATATTTCTACCATTATGATACCGAAATCCTAAATGCACCATTGTCTTATCCCATTTAATTACATAATTCTTTCTTTTTTCTACACGACAAAATGGCGGATAATCTGTATTTTCTTTCTGATATTTTGTATAGGCATGACACACAATATCATTCTCCCAAATCAGATTGCCGTTCTTGTCTTTTAAGCCCGTGCATTGGCAGATAGTAGATGGGTCTACTTTAAAGCTTTCAGAAACAGTATATAGTCCGCCATGTATTAACTGCCCTGTATATATAAAATCGCTTTCATTAACCCGCACATAAAATCCAATAACCCATTCTCCGTTATCTACTCTCTTTGCTTTAAATAAATATCTATCTTCCATTTATTCCTCGCTTTCTGCTAACTTTGCGTAATCCCACGAAGTAATATCATCTTCTTCTCCATTTGCTGTCCAAGAAGTCATACCATCATCCCACGTATAAACTTTGCCATCCTCATATTTAGCAAAATGTCTTTTTTGCCATTCTTCCTTTTCTGTATTTCTAACCAATATAGGTGTATCAACTTCGACCTTGCTCCAATCAACTTCTTGCTCTTTGTATTCTGAAAATAGCCAATTATCTGTTCTATCAACGCAACAGCTTTCTACGCTACGCAACTCGCACATATTACACTCAGTTTCCTGACACATACATGGCTTTCCATCTATAACTGCCAGTTTATCAGGGTTAAGCACTCCAATATTCTCCAATTCTTCTTTATACTTTTCGATATTTAACATTTCTCTCACTCCTTAACATTTCTTAACATTTTCCATTAACATCTAACATCTTTGTCATTTGCTCTGATGCTCAACTCAATTCCCAGTTCTTCTTTTAAAATCTCTATCTGTTCCTGCCATGTAGTGTAATCTTCATCCAGGCAATTAGCCTTGAACATAAATCTGTCTATGGCTCTTTGAACTCTCTTTTCACCAAATCCAAATTCATCATGTAATGTTACTGCCATTAGAATAACCATAGTATCAACAGTATTGAATTTAACGTTTTCAGTAAATTGATTTAATGCTTTTCTATCAACTCCCACCGGAAGACCTATTGCATTTCTCATTTTCAAATCTTCTTCAAGTGCATCTATTCCCTTTTCTTTTGCAATTCGAAGGGCATATGCCATGCCCTCACGTCTTGCCTGCTCTTCCTTATCTATTCTTGCCATTTCAATCTCCCTTCATTGTCAAACACGTCTTCTATATTCATCTGTCCTTCAAGTTCATTCTTTTCCTGCATTGGCGGTAATTCGTAGTTTTCCGGTACTTCTACTGTAATCTCTATAGCTTCAAATGAATCTGAATTAGTCGGATGCCAATGTTTTCTTGTCATCTGCCATGCATATACTTCCATTTTTAATATTTTCTTTGGAATGTTCTTTAATATAACATCGTGGTATACATGGTCATTTTCAAATCTGTTTATCTTTTCTGCTATAAACTCAACTTTATAATCCTGATGTGCTTCATGTTCGCGCAGTTTCGCATCTCTCCATGCTCCATCTCCTATGTAATATTTGGCTTTAAGTCTGCCGTTTGACCTAACCTCAACTTCTATTTCAGCAATGCAGAAATTTAATTCCACCAATTCTTTTATTGTCATTCATGTATTCCTCCACATAAAAAAAGTCTTATTTTTAAGCATTAACATTTTTTCTCTTTTAGTTCTTTTTTTCTTTTACTTTTAGCACTGCTTAACTTAGCCATGAGAATGCCTGTTTCCGTTAATTCATTTAAGTTGTTCAATCCGTTACGGTTAAGGTATAGCAGCTCAGACCGGGTTACACATTTTAAATTGTCAATATCGCAATTCAGCTTGTTTCCGTCAAGGAATATTATTGTTGAACCTTCCGGTATCTTACCGTTATTCGCTTCATAGACAATTCTCTGTTTTAGTTTCCACTTATTTGTCTCCTGTACCTTAACCTCTATGTAACCGTCTTTTGATATTCTCTCACTTCCTACAGGTCTGTGACCTGCCGGAATGTTTCCCTTTGAAAACATTGTTTTCTTTGCTTTTTCATATTGCTCAGGTGTCATTTTTCTGCCTTTATTAAATGGCACACATCCCTTTTTAAATCGTCCGTCTAATCCTGAATTTAATTTGTAATTAGCCTTATAAGATTTCATCATTCCTACGGTTACCCTGGTGTTGAATTTTCTATTAAACAGATTCGCCAGTTCCTGGTTGTATCTGCCTAAATAATTTTCCAAAATGAATTTTTTCATTTCATCTGTATATTTCATTACCGGTTCTCCATTTCGTCAAAACAATTTTAAAGATTTTTCACGATATGCTTTAGCTCTTTGCTTTCTTCAGTTATTCTTATTTGTAATTCCAAGCAAAGGAATTTCAACTTCTTCTCCACTGCCATATTCATCAAAATGTTTCTTTGCCTGTAGAGCCAAATTGCCATTATCTATAATCGTTTTTGCAATCTTGTTTACCGATTCACTTCTTTTAATTTCTTTTTCAAGTTCCTCTTCTGACAATTCATCATCATTTATTCTTTCTATTGCTTCAAACAGATAATTATTTAAATCAGCTAATGTATTCTTCATATGTTCACTTCCTTATCCAAACTTATCCAATCTCTTCCAATCTCTTCTGTAACTGCTCTCTCTCAAGCGTAATTGCCCTTACTTCTTCCCTCTGTTCATCTGTCATATAATCAGCACTAATTAGAAACATCTCCCTTCCGTCTATCTGTCTGATTCTGTATTCAATCTGTTCTTTTGTCATTTTGTTTATATCCATATCTATCTCCTCATTAATAATTTACGTTCAAGTGATTCCATATCATCTTTGCTATAATTTCGTTCAGTAAAGTTTGCTTTGCTCTGCTCCGGCTTCTTTTTGTCTGACTTATAAAAATTCATCCATCCTTTTGATGTTGCTTCTTTAACAATCTCTACAAGATCATCATCACTACAGCCTTTATCTTTAAAAGTATTAAGCTGCTCAATGAGATTAACAATCTTGCTTCCCGGTACTGATGCAGACCTTTCTCTCATGGCGAGATATGCTGCAAATGCATCATTCACTTTTTCTGAATCGAAATACATTATTTTGTTTTCTTTACTTTTGTTTACTTTTATTTTCTTTTGTTGCATATCTGTTGCACTATCTCTGTTTTCTGTTACATTAATGTTCGTTTCTGTTACAGAAACCCCTTTTATGGGTTCATTTAATAAGGGTTGACCATTTTCATCAATCAACCTATATTTTTCTTTCTGGACTTTGTTCCTAACAGTCACTGTATCATAGCGTCGCTGAACTCCAACAGAGGTTACAACTCCTTGCATCAGGAGGTCATAATCGAATAGACCTATATCCGCACAAGAGAGAATAACTTGTAACACAAAGTCTTTTTTATTAATCCATCTATTTCCGATTGTCTTGATGATTTTAACCGGCAGATTCTTCTTAAGCTGTTCAAAATTCTTAAATTCAAGAAAGTAACCTTCGCGATAAATCATCGAAATGACTACGTCGTAAATAGTCTGACCTAATGGACCATATTCGTTCATCAGGTCCATGATTTTGAAATCTTCGTAATAATCAACATCTTTGGGGAAATAGCTAAGTCCTTTTTTTATTGGTCTTGCCATGTTCACTCCTTATTCTGTATTGCTTACAGTTACAATAACGTGTGGATTTTCTCCTTCTCTTGTGTACCTTTTTCTTAAAATCATGTCACAAATCTGTGTATCATCTCCGTAAGCTACTTTATTTAATGCATCACATACAACCTTTGCAATATTATCTATATCAGGTTTCTTACAAGGTCTTTCTAACCCTTCCTGCATTAATTTTACTTTCTTTTTACTTGTACTTTTGGGAATCTCATACACCGCCGTTACAGCCATTGTCAAAGGCTCTTTATCAAAATAGCCTTTAAAATCTTCATCTTCTGCGACTTCGGTATAGTTTGTCTTTATCAGATTCTCATATAGAACTGTTCCATCCGGTGTGATACTTTGCATTCTTCCTAATTTTGAATTGTAAAATGTTCTTGCCCTGGCTTTTCCTTTTGGCGGTCCGGGAATTACAAATGTTATGCCCACCTTGTCTCCTTTCTGCCTGCCACCTTATGTAGCAGGCTAATTACATAAACATAGTTAATTAATTTCGTGATATATATTTGTTATCAGATATGTATGTTGGCATATCAATTAATAGTTACCAATTCTTAAGCATCTGCCTTGTAGCCTTTAGGCTCCAACCAATACTTTTCAATCTTGCTGTTTCCTGTTTAGCATAAGCTTCAACAAGATGTCTTTCTTCCGGAAGTGGTCTGAAATAACCTTTGCCATCCTGCATGTTAAGAATTACGGTATCTCTTCTTGCATCCGCTATCATATCTCTTATTGTTCTGTCATCGATTCCCGTTCTGCTTCTTAGCTGTGCTCTGGTTACTGCATTCTCCCTTCCGAATGGAATATAATCCACTATATCCATAGGCTTGTCCTCCTATTGGAAGAATGACTGTTGCACTGCCTGAGCTGTTGTCTGTGTCTGTGGCTGTGACTCTGCTTCCACCTGAACATCTGCAACTTCTTCATTTTCCACATTCTGAACTTCTTCTGCAGAGCCTTCAACAATCATTCCATCATCCATTTCAACATAATCTTTAGTTCCATCCGAATTGATAACTGCCATGTCACTATCAAGTGCTGTCTGCATATCAATACTCATTACACCCCATTTGCTAATAAGCTGTCTAAGCATTGTCTTATATGCCATACCGTCAAAATCTTTATACCAGAAGCTACTGTATTTCCACATATCGCTTTCAGGAACTTTCCCTGCTTCATAATCAGCATAAGATACCTTTGGATATCTTCCGCCTGTTGCGTTTAAACTAAATGCCTGACTATATTTGTCAGCATGAGCAAGCATCCTTTCCTTTGACCAGTACATTGCCTTTTTGAATCCGTTTGTATATTCAAACATCGCATAATATCCTATTGTTTTTGCCTTTTCTCTTTCTGATTCATCAGCAATTAACTTAACTTCTATTTCTTCATCCAAAGGATTAAAATTAATTAGTTCACCTTCTTTGATTGCAAGTACATTTAGTTTCTTATACTGTCCTGATCTGATTGCAAGCTGAATATATCCTTTATATCCAAGCTGGAACTGTGCAACTTTAATTCCTTCTTTGTTATTCTTAAAAGGAACCATATAATACTGTCCTAACTGTGGACTTGGCGAAAGCTTAAGGCTCTCTCCTAAAAGTGCTGAACTTAATATCGATGCGTTTGTACATTCCTGTAATGTAGAATTTGCATTAACTGCACTTATAATTGATGAAATAAAACGTGGTCCATTCTTTCCACCAATAATACTATTAATCTGATTCTTAACCGCATCATTGGAAAGATATGCTGTTAATGTTGTTTTCTGCTGACTTTTTGCTAAATTATTTGATACTGCCATTTACTTTTCCTCCTTACTTTACTGGTCCAAATTCTATGTTGTTGCTCTTTAAATAGTTCTTCAATCCCTCAAGCTGTGCTGCTGTTGCCTTTACTCTAAAATCAAGAGTGATAAGTTGCTCTGTAACTTTTTCTACCGCATTAACTGTTTTTGCAGCTGCAATTTCTGCATTTTCATTTGTCTGTTCTTTTCCGGCACTTGCCACTCTTTCAGCTTCTGCTCTTTCTCTTTCTTTACGCTCTTCTATTTCTGCCTGTCTCTTTGCCTCATATTCAGCTTTTCTTCTTGCATTTTCCTCAAATTTCTGTTTTACAGTCAAAGCATCTGTCATACTGAAGTTTTTAAGATATGCTTCTTTCATTTCAAACTGGTATTCACCATCATCATTGTTAATAATGTCTAACTCACTTGTTACTCTTTCAAGTAACTCTGTCATTTCCGCTTTTATGCTTTTAAGGGTTGTTGTCGCGTTAAGATATGTAGGCTTAAATACTCTGTCCCATGTTAAAATTGATAACAAATCACTATCGCCAAATATTCCATCGTAAATTTCCTGAACCTTTACGAGTTTTTCATCTCTCTTTTTCTGCTCATAAGCCTTTACCTGACTGTCAATGTTGTTGTTTGCTTCTCCAATGATTCCAATTAGTTCCTTTACCTGACCTTCAAACTCTGTATATGGTTCAAGCATCATCTTTTTAACATCTTTTCTCTTTGCGTCTAAGACCTTGATAAATTTGTTAAGATTTGCCCTGTCCGACTTTGCCTCTTTAATGTTTTCATCAGTGTATACAAGATTTTTGTAATCATTTGCTCTTGTTGTTATTTCCTGCTTTAATTCCTCATAATTCCAATCTATCTTTTTGATTGCATTTTCATCTGTTGGATTATAAATCTGTAATTCCATGTTTTCCTATTCCTTTCTGTTTAAAATTCTGGCATTATTAATGCCGGTCTTGTTTTTGTTTTGACTTTATTAATAAATTCCTGCTCTTTTTTATAAAGAAAGTTAATATCTTCCTCAACTTCACTTCGTTCAATGTGATAATCTTTAGTAATAAGCCTTATCTCACCATTCCATAGGCTTTTTATTTGTGCTCTTAAAACAACAAATTGATATTCTGTTACCATAAGGTAATGTAGAACCTGTATGTAATAATTATCCGGGATATGTTCCCCGTCCCACTTTTCTTTATGGATTGAACTAAACAGCTCTGTTGTTTTGCATTCAAAGATTCCTTTTCTTCCAGATTCAAGCTCTGTCAATTCTCCATCAAGCGATGCATGCGCAAATGGATATTTATCATTAAGAAGCATGTTGTCACCGAAGTATTCAACCTTATATTCCGGATGGTCTAATGCAAATATTGCTCTTATGTGTTCTTCTGCCTTGCTTCCATATATGACATATGGTCTGTCCGATATATCTATTGGAACTCTAAGACCTACCATTTCCTCCCAAAACTCTTCATTAGTCTTGTATGGATTAAGTCCCAATACTGCCGCAGCATCTGAACCACCTATTTTTCCTTTTCGTGCATTGAGCCATTCAGCTTTAGTTGCATATTGAACTCTTCTTATATGGATATGTTCATTTTGTTCCAATGAGCAATCGCATTTTTCTCCAGGGTCTAACGTTGCTCCGCAGTTAGGACATTCGTTGTAATACATATCCTGCACCTACTTTCTGCAACGCAGCCACACATCAAATGCAAATAGTCCATATATGATAATTGCTCCAATTGTTATAATTGCTGCTATCTTATTTACATTTCCAATAGCAATCCATTTGTTATTGCTTAATACTGCACATATTAAAACTGCAATCACAACATCCTTAACCAAATGTAGGTCCCATGCAATATCTTCTAATTTGGACTTTTTAGCCTTTTGACTATTTTCTTTAATTGGTATAAAATAAAACTGTAATATTAATTTTAGAGTGCCTATTGGAACTTCCACTTCCACGGGCATTCTTTTTTCTTGTACGTCTATCAACTTTTTATAATCTCCTTTTCGTAGCCTAACTGATCAGCCGTCTGCTGGTTCAGCTTCTCAGTCATTTTCTTTTTCTCCTGTTCTGTCAAATTATCCCATTCATATTGATTTCCCTGATAATTAACAAAAATTAATACTTTCAAATTTTCATCACTCCTAACTTTCTGTTTTATCTTATGCTTTGCCTTACTTGTCTGTTGCCTGATTCTCTCTTTCTTCTATAATGTAATTACAGGTGTTACCGCACCGAGTAAATGAGGAAAGGAGTTTTCTATGAATAAAGATACTCTTTGTCATGAAATAGCATTAGAAGCAGCTAAGGCTTTTTGCTCATCTAATCTACCTGAATACATAAACTCATCTGGCGAAGATGGTTATGTTGAAGATATGATGAAGCATTATTTCCATTCTTTAGAAATTGCTAAAAAATGTTATGATAATAATTACAAAAAACATTCTAGTATTGATGTTTTAAAGTAATTTAAGTTCACTAACATATGGCACAATAGTTTCTATATCTTGTGCTATTTCAACTGCTCTGTTTGTAGACATATATTTTCTTGAAGCTATCAAAAGAATAATTTCTGCAAGCAGAGCATAATCATCTTCATCTGATTTTAATTTTCCTTCATGTTCAAGCATATTAATTGCTCGTCCAATTCTTTTTCTTGTTACTTTTCCTTCTTTCATCCAATCTCCTCCTTACAAATTCCATAATGCCTGAATAATTAATGCGTTAACTGTTAAGCCTCTTTTTTTAGCCAACTCCTTGAGTTTCGCGTGTAGCTCTGTTGGGATTCTTATAGTTGTCTGTATCATTCCTTTGCTCCTTTCGTTTTGATATTAAAATGATACGACTTAATTCGAGGTTTGTCAACCTTTTTCGACTAATACTTTCCATTAGTTTGTGAACATTCCGTTTAAATGATATTTTTTTATATTCTTAAAATCTTCAACCTCTCTTTCAACTCTACCGATGACGTTCGACATCTGTCTCATTACATCAACAACAAATTGTTGCATGTTTTTATCCTTATGAATTTGAAGTTTTAGAAAATTAAATATTTCCGGGTTTATGTTTAACCCTGTTTGGTATCTTGCCAAGAAACCCGGCATTACCATTGTTAACACATAAAACAAATATTCTTTATTGATATCTTTCGGCATGATTACCGCAAATTTGCTTTCAACAGTGCCTTCTTTTTCAAGTAGCTGCATCTGTCCTCTCGTAGCACTCACTTGAATTAACGTACATCCTGCAGAATATATCTTTTCTTTCTTACTTCTTTCAATATCTGCTATGTCTGTCAGATTAACTTCTTCTTGATTTAACAATTCGTCTTTCATTAAATCAATAGCCTGCCATATGTCCATCGCCATTAGCGACATATCTTCATCTTTTCTGTTCAGATATTTCATTAATTCCCATTTGTGCTGTTCATATTCTGCCGGTCCTACTAAGTCTTTCAACATTTCACAAATCTCTTTAGAGCTTTCCTTGCTTTCTCTCTCAATTTCGTTAAGTTCTCTTATCTGACTTCCTAAATCAACCGGTGGTTCTGCCTCTGCCGTATCAACATATCTCGGAATGTTCAAGTTATAATCATTCATTTGAATTTCTTCAAGTGTGGTTACATTCGAGAACCTATCAACGTTTTTTCTTTCTCTGTAAGTATTGACAATCTTACTGATTGTTTCATTTTTTAAATCATTATGTTTTCCTTTTTTCTCAAAATCTTTTGATGCATCGATAAAGAGAAAATCTTCATACTGCTTATTTTTTTTAATAATCAGCAATATAACAGGTATTTGGGTGTTTAAGAATAACTTATCCGGTAGTCCAATAATTGCATCGATTAAATTTTCTTCAATTAATTGCTTCCGGATTTTTCCTTCATTTGCACCTCTGAAAAGCACACCATGCGGAAGTACAAAAAACATTGTTCCTTCATCATTAAGCTTCGAAAGACCATGTAGCACAAAAGCATAGTCAGCTTTACTTTTGGGAACTAATGAATAACTCCTAAATCTCACATCCTGTTCATATTCTTCAATATTTTCAAATTTAAGTGAATATGGCGGATTTGATATTACTGTATCAACCGAAAAACTAATCTCTTCGCATTCCTCTATTGTGCTAAATTTCACTCCACTTACCACCTTAAAACATGCAATTGTTTCATTTTTTAAAACATCACACTGTCTTACATATGCATTCATGTTTCTTATTGCTAAATTAAATAAGAGCATTGCTATAGATACATTTGATATTTCTTCCAGGTAAAACATTGCGTTCTTATTTACACTCCATACGCCAAGTGCCAATCCTCCAATTCCGCAACATTCGTCATACACTGAATTAGCATTGACAATTCGACTTATCAGTTTACAAATGCAATTTGGTGTGTAATCCTGCATCAAATCTTTTCTATTTGACTGATTCTCCTGAAAGTAGTTCGTGAACCATTCATAAGACAAATCGCTTTCTATTTTCAAGAATTGTTCAAAAATGTTATTTTTTTTCGCCTCATCAAACAATACATTCATCAATGCATCTCTTAATTGGTAGTTTTCTGAAATGCATAAAATGTTGTTGATATCTTCCTTTGTTATCATTCTCTTTTTTCCTCTTAATGCTCCAGCCGTTACTGTGCTTTTTGAATCTTAGTAACATTGTGATTCCTCTTTTAAGTCACTAAGTGTGACATTTTTAATTAAAAAAAATTTCCTGTACACTTTTGTTATAATAATTCGCAATTTTAATCTTTATAGAATCTCTTGGTATTCTTTCTCCGTTTTCATACATTGATATTGCTGAAATTGATAGCCCCAACGCTTTAGCTACTTCTTCACGACTTTTCTTTCCTCTTAATGCAATTAACTTTTCTGCAATATTATCTGCCATTTTCTGTATCAGCTCCTTTCCTTTACTTAGGAACACCTATGCATCGGGGAATACATAGATGTTCCCACAATCAATAATGAGTAAGCCCCGTATAGCCGTTAGGTCAGCTTACTTCTGTACGTCAAGTATAGTACATATGCTAATTTAGCCACGCCTATACATATGAAGTACACTCCTAAAAATTTAATCATATTTACTTTTACCTATTGATATGATAATATTTGATTAAGCAAGGGCTTTCGCCCCTGCCGGCTGACTAGAACAGCCTATCAAGTAGCAATAGGATTATTCCTATTACCAAGTCTATCAGAGTACTTATCACGGTCTTTCTGATAGACTTTTTCGTTTCCTGGTCAATATTATCAAATATCTTCAAGGTTCTTTCCTCCTTTCAAATGTTGCTCAACTATTTGCTACTCCTATAGTATACATCTTGTCACGTAACGTGTCAACACTTTTCGTGACTTTTTTATTTACTTTTATCACAGTTCGTGTTAATCTTATATTATAAGAAAAACAAACAGAAAAGAGGTGTCATTATGGGCGACTTTAAATCAGTCTTAAAAATTCTTCGCAAATCAAACAATCTCACTCAAAATATGTTAGCAAAAAAACTCGGATTATCTAGAAGTGCTATTGGTATGTACGAAAAAGGTTCACGAGAACCAGATTATGAAATATTAGAAAAAATTGCTGATTTTTTTAATGTAGATATAGATTATCTCTTAGGACGAACATTAAAAACCACATTACTTCCTGAAAGTATTAAACAACTTTCATACGAAGACGCTTCTTCATCAAATAAACCCACTGGTGTACGCATTCCGGTACTTGGACGTGTTGCAGCAGGTATTCCTATAGAAGCAATAGAAGATATTATTGATACGGAAGAAATTCCCGAAGCTTTAGCCAAGACAGGAACATTCTTTGGTTTAAAGTTAAAAGGAAGCTCAATGGAACCACGAATGTGTGAAGATGATGTTGTTATCGTTCGTCAGCAATCCGATGCAGAAGATGGTGATATAGTTATCGCAACTGTTAACGGTGATGAAGCTACATGCAAGCGATTAAAAAAATATAACGATGGTATTGTTCTTATATCCAACAACCCAAATTACGACCCTATGTATTTTTCAAATAAGGAAATTCAGGAAAAGCCTGTTAAAATCATAGGCAAGGTTGTAGAGCTACGTGGAAAATTTTAATATCAAAAGCGAAAATGAGCGTTAGAGCTATTGAAAAATAGCTCATTACAACTTTTAAAACATTGGAAGGACAACTAATATGAGTAATCTGCAAAATATACGAAAAGAAAAGAATTTAAGCCAGAACCAATTAATTCAGCTAAGCGGTGTAAGTCGTTCTCTTATAACTAAATATGAAAGTGGAGAGCGAAATATAAATAAAGCATCTGCCATTACAGTATACAAACTAGCCAAAGCTTTGAATTGTACTATGGAAGAATTAATTGAACTGGAATATTAATATACTAAAACCGAATAAAGGAGATTTTATGAAAACAAATGAAGAATTTAATAACTTAATGAAACTAGATAAACATATTTTACTTAATAGCTTAATTCTTCCTGGCATGAATGAGGAAATATGTATACCTGTAGGAGCTATTAATTCCAAAGAAACTTTTTCTCTAGATATTTGCAGGAAAAATACCATAGTGCTAAGCCGAAAAAAATTACAGGAAAGATTAATTCCAAATAACGATTTAATGATCAGATTAGAAATTGACGGCAGACCACATATAAATCCTGATGGGAAAAAACTTTCCAGAAATCATATGCATATTTTCAAAGAAGGTTACGGAATGTCTTGGGCATATGAATTAAATGAAATAGATGCTATACTGTTTAAGAATTCAAATGATTTTACTACAATCTTTTTTGATTTTTGTAAATATTGTAACATATCAATTAATGATTCGAATATACAAGGTGTGATTTAATATGGAAAAAGATTTTAAAAAAATATATATTAATTGGTTAAATGAAAATATTGAGCAATACAAAATTTCAGATACTGTGTATCGATTAACTTTACCATTTCTAGATAGAAATAATGATTGTATAGAACTTTTTATAAAACTGTTAGATGATGAACGCTATTATATTACAGATGATTCTGAAACAATAAATGAGTTAAAGTTATCACAATTTGACATTTTTACTGGTACCAGAAGAAGAGAAATTTTTGATTCTATCTTGGCAGCTCATGGAGTTTCTTTTTCTAAAAATGACGAATTATATATAACATGTTCCCGTGATTCTCTAGCTCAATCAAAACATATGTTATCTCAATGTATTATAAAAGTTAGCGATATGTTTTACTTATCACGTAAAAATGTTAAATCTATTTTTATTGAGGATGTGCAAAATTTTCTTGACATTAATAATATTCGTTATATTGAAAATGTTTCTTTTAGTGGAAAAAGCAAACTAATGAGTAATTATGATTTTGGTATTGGTAAATCAAATGTTGCTCCTGAACGCATTATTAAAGTTATTAATAATTTTGATACAACGCAGGCTAAAAATATAATTTTCTCTTGGACTGATACTGTCGAAGAAAGAAAAAACAAATCGCAATTATACACATTTATTCAGGATTTCGAAAAACCAATTTCCAAAGAAGCTCTAAGTGCATTAAAGGAATATTCAATTGTTCCTGTTTTATGGAGTAAAAGAAATGATTACATTTTAGAATTAAGCAAATAAGTTTTATGATTTAAGTTTTACCTTAATCTACACTTTGAAAATATAATATACTTACCCGGAGAACTGAAGGGGTGACATTCCAACTGCCGGACTTTACAAAAGAAAGGGGTTGGTGCCAATGGTTACATATAGCGACTTATTTGCTTTCGTGACAATGTTGTGCAGTGTGATAGCTCTTGTTATTACTTATTTCTCACACAAAAAATAGTGCCCCTGCTCTGGTAAAGTAAGGCACTATTTTTTAACACTTATTTGCCGGCGGCTAGGTTTCGTCTAGCTTTCGGTTCTCTTGTTAAGTATATTATATCAAATCGAAGTCTTTAGTCAATATATAAAAAAAGAGCCAGCCACTAAGGACCAGCTCCAAGAATGATATAAATCATTCCCTAACCACGAACATTTTATCATTCTTTGGAGCACCCGGTCAATCAGAACTGTTGTTCTTCGGTTGGGTGTTATTTTTATACTCATTTTTCATAAAATAAACAAAGGAGTGATAGAAATGAAAACAGGTGCATTATACGTCAGAGTATCAACAGATGATCAGGTAGAGTATTCTCCTGATGCACAAATACGTCTCGGACTTGAATATGCTAAAAAGAATAACATAATAATTCCGAAACAGTTTATTTTTCAGGATGATGGCATTTCAGGCAGAAAAGCAACTAACAGACCTGCTTTTCAGGAACTCATAGCAATGGCAAAAAGCGATGAACATCCAATAGATGTAATTCTTGTGTGGAAATTCAGCCGTTTTGCGCGTAATCAGGAAGAAGCTATAGTTTATAAGAATCTACTCAAAAAAGCTGACGTTGACGTTGTTTCGGTATCAGAACCTATCCCTGATGGATTTATCGGCGAATACTATTCTATCAACCTTTCAGGTGAGGTAATGCGTGGAATGACTGAAAGAGCATCCAGAGGTGGTTATAACGCTGCTCCACCACTCGGATATAAAATGCAGGATGGAATACCTGTAATTGTACCTGATCAGGCAGAGATAGTAAAAAAGATATTTACATGGTATGTAGATGATAAGATGTCATTTTTTGATATTGCCGTCAAATTAAATACTCTTGGATATAGAACTAAAAGAAACGGAAAGTTCCAGAACAGAACAGTAGCTTACATTATTAGAAATGAATTTTACAATGGTAAAATAATATGGAACAGATTAGAACACGCTACACGAAACGTCAAAGATAAATCTGAATGGATTGTTACTGATGGTGGACATGATACATTTATATCTAATGAATTGTTTACTGCTGCACAGGATAGAGATAAAGTAACAAAAAGACCCGGTAAAAAAGTAAGACCGGCATCAACATACAAACATTGGTTATCAGGACTTCTTGTGTGTTCCGCCTGCGGTGGTCGACTTGTCAGAGCCGGTAAAAGCAAATCAGGCAATACATATTTTCAATGTACAGCATACAATCACGCTTCCTGCAACGAATCGCACCTTACAAATGAAAATGCTCTTAAACCTGCCATTTTGGAAGCCTTACAAAAGGTTCTTGATAGTGGCACTGTAGAATATGTTGTACATTCTACAAATCAGGAAGAAAAATCAGAAAGTGAATTAATTGAAAATAAATTAAACAGAATAGGCATGAAGGAAGAACGTATTAAAGAAGCATATAGAGATGGAATTGATACACTTGAAGAATATAAGGCCAACAAAGAAATATTACAAAGGGAACGTGAACAATTAACCGCCATGCTGGAGCAGTACTCAAAGAAGCCTGAAGATGAAAATGAAAGCATTCTTTTGAACAAAATACGCTCCGCATACGATATTATTAAATCAGACAATTCAACTGACAGACAAAAGCATGATGCTTTGACCAGTGTTGTTGATAAAATTGTATATGATAAAAAAGGTGGGGCATTGTTGATGTATTTTTATATTAACGACTAACACCAAATTGCCCGCAATCCCTTTATTTATCGGTGTTTCAGGGCATCGTTATACGTTATAGCAGTATGGCGGAGGATATTGCAATAACGTATGACGGTTTTTATATAGAAGAAAGTGGTGATTTT